TACCGAGTATTTCTGCTACGATTAGTAATATACCGGTAACCCAGAGAGCACCGAAGCAAAGACATGTACCCGCAATAATACGAATAATGCTTTTGATAATACTAATGTTTTTATGTTTTTTAGGATCAGGAATGTCGTTCATATATTAAACCTTGAGTGCGCGATCCCAAACTTGCAAGTGTAATCTGTTAGAGAATTTAAAACCATACTTTTTGCAAAGCTCTGCTACTACTGGTCCAACTTCTAATAATTCTTTACGACTACCACAGCAAGGCATAATCCATACTTGCTCTGAACGTAAACCTACATCTGGGTTGTTTAAATATTTTTCTAACACTTCATTTAAATCAGACTCTTGTCTTGCTACGAACTTAAAACAAGCATCTTTCTTTACTAAGAAACGTAAGACTTCTGGTTTAAAGCGCTTATCTTCAGGATCTCCATTACTTGATAGTTTTGGCGATGTTGTGTATGTAACAATACAACCAATTTGATCCCATTCTGGGTCAGGCATTAAAGTAGCATTAGTTTCAAAATCAATATGTAATGATGGTCTGTTAGTATCATCCATAGTGAGAGTTTTACTATAGTTTGCAAAACCCCAACGATCTCTAATAAATTTAACGAACTCAATTAAGTTCTTTTGCTGAATAAAAGGTTCACCACCGGTAATTTTAAGTAGAGCGCCTTGTCTTAGATTCTCATCATAACCATTCTTTTCGTAAAATTGAGCAATCTCTTCAAACGTCATCTTGTTCTTCTTAGACCAGCTGACATAAGAGTCACAACCAAATGGTGCATCTTCACTTTTAAAACCGATACACGTAAGGTTGCACATAGACAATCTCATAAACACTGAAGGGTAACCGATATAACGGCCTTCACCTTCTAATGTATAAAATACGAAATCGTCTGAAAGAAATAAAGTTTTATTAGGGTCAATTGGCATACGTTATTATATTATATAAGATTAGCTTTTCCACTCTCCATCATGAATTGTTTCAAATATAGCTGAATTGTCCGGGTGTTCCCACACTTCAACTTTAGAACACCAGCAACGACCTAATGTGAGATCATTTACAAATTCATTTGCTTCTTTATGACAATATTCAGCAAACTTTTCAATACCTACACCGCCAGACATTATACGTAAATCTATAATCTCTTTTTTATTGAGCATTTGAAATGTTTGTAGTTCGGGATCCTTTTCCCACACTACAGTTGTATGATCAAACTGCTCTTCTAATGCTGTCTTAAGCGGTTTAAGAGCACCAAAATCTACTACCCAATTGTTATCATCTAATTGATTACATTCAAACCAGAACTTAGCTTGTAATCTATAACCATGAATAAAGTGACAGTGACTGTTTGCAAAAGGTTGGCGAAATGCGCACGACCCTAACGGAATAACTTTAGTAGAAGTGTATTTTGACATAACTTCATACTATAATAAAAATAATTTTAATCAAGCTTTTCTAAATGGTTTTGTACCCATTTTAGCAAGGTGTCTTCATCTATATCATCTGGAGCACACATCATTGCATTATTATCCGCGTCATTAGTATCAAATAAACTTCTTTGTAAAGTGCGTTTTTCTTCTTTTTCATCAATTCTGAAATATATAAATGCTCTTTTGTCTTTTATTACAGTTTTACCTGCTAAAACAAAATACATACAGTTTACTCTGCACCAAGTGCCTAATTCATAAAATTGCAGTAAGTTTATAAAGTCATTACGGTTTTTATCCGTTTTAAAATAGATAAAAATTGGTAAGTCAATACTACTGTATGTTTTATCGCGATACTTTATATACACTTTATTATGGCATATTTATTATAAATATAACTAATGCAATCGGTAAAGCATAATAAGCAAGTAAATATAAAAGAAGCCATTATGGATGTACCTCCACCACCTCCAATCCATTTTGACAATCCTGCAGCAATTGTACATAAAGTAAACAAACCGGCGGCTGATTTTAAGTCTTTTTACCAGGCAAGCTTTATGCCAACACCTGACTTTATCAATTATATTAAAGGTGTAGAAAACAGTACACATACAGGTTTTAAACACGGGTTGTGGCACCCACACAAAAGTGTCGAGGGCGGTACTGATACTATTGCTTATGGCCACAAACTACATCACGGTGATATTTTTAGTAAAGGTCTTACTGATGAAGAAGCAACTAAGCTTTTAATTAAAGATATAATGAAAGCTTCAGAGACAGCTAAGCACGTCATTAATAAAACTTACGGTGCTGGTGTATTTGAAAAGTTACCAACTAAAAGCAAGGAAATGTTAATAGATTTCGCATTTAATGGTGTTATTAACAAATTTCCACAATTTGTAGACGGCGTAATTAACAACGACATTGATACAATGATGACACAGTACAAACGTCACTCTAACGGCAAAGAGCTAACCGGTCGCAATCATGCATTTGCAAACCGGTACTTTAATTAAAGACCTTCTACTATTTGTTTAATACGGTCTGCTACTTGATCAGCGTTATCTTTAGTAACGTGGGTTTCAAATATAGATTTGTCTTGTTCACTAATCGTAGAAGAATCAACAGCTAAAGCTTTAAGTGCAAGTTCTACTAAGAATACTTTACCCTCAGGGGTCATTGGTTGAGCTTCTTGTTGCTCCGGAGCTGCAGGTGCTGGTGCTTGTGCTGGTGCTTGTGCAGGAGCAGCTGCTGTAGTTTGATCTCCTTGTTGACCGCCGGTTTGATCTAAACCAGTTTGTTGATCAGCCTCTAAAAGATTAAAATAAAATTCGTTTATTTTTTTATTAAATTTACTCATGGTTGTTTCATTATTGCTTGAGCTTGTTGTAACTTTGCATTAGCAGCAGCAAGTGCAGCTGTAGCAGCGGCTTTTTGTGTAGGGTCTTGTGTATTGGCTTGACTTTTAAGTTGTCCAATTTGACTGTTAACTGAATTAATATCTTGTTGTGCCTGTACTTTTTGTTTTTTCTTTAAATCAGCTGTATCTTTATTAACTTTGTCTTGTGCTTGTGCTAAAGCTGGATTTGGTGCAGAAGTCGGTGCAACAGGTGCAGTACCAGGCAATGCTCCAGGATTCGCTCCATCTTCAGTCGCAAGACCACTCTTATTAAATTTTGCTACAATAGCTAAAAATTTACTTTTAGGTTTAAACTTCTCGTATAACGTTTCCATTGTTATTATTTACTGACTTACAACAAAAATAAAGAACTATAGTTGATTTTTCGTGGATTCATTTAATATAATACCGGGGAGGGAAAAGACGGACTATGTACAGATAGTAATCTATACGTTATGTTTGTTATAGGTTTTTCTTGTTTATTTTTTAATAGGCTCGCTGCGCTCGCCTGATATATCATATATAATATATATATCTCCCGGAAACTTGCTACTTGCACTGGTTTAGAATATCCGGACTTATCTTGCGCTTTTTAAGGTATGTTACTAATTTCCGGTGGGAGTATTTGTTGTGATCGAAATTAAAGCGGTAATTAGTTACACTGTTAATTAATTCAGTAGATTCCCCGGATTTGCTGTATATACAATCATAATATATTGTATTAGTATATACTATTAGATTTAATGCATTTGCTACGCTTTTAAAGTTAGATTTTATATCTTTATATGTATCTAACTTTTCGTTAATGTAAAATATTATGTTCTTTTTATGTTCTTTAAAATTTACCTGTATTTCAAGTACTTGTTGCAATATATAATAAACTAATAGCCTGCTTGCATCTTTTTTAGGTAAATCATCAGCAAACACCTGAAACTCGCTTCTTAACTTTGTTAAATAGCTGTTTTGTATATCTTCAGCTACACTTTCAAAGTCTACTACTATCAAGTGAAGATCTGTCTGGTGATATCGCATTATTGTTTATAATAACACCGTTTTCTTCTTGTGCAAGCTTTTTTAATAGTGCGTCAGGTGCTCTTCCAATACGGCAATTTATAATACCGTTGTAATATCCTTCTTTTAACAGTACATTGTTGTCAAACTGTATTTTAGCTTCGTAATATGCTAATTCAAACTTACTATCACAAAAACGCAATATTTCAAATTTAAACTTGTCTTTACCGATTTTTTTTATATCTTCATTAACATCATTAGATGATGAAGTATAAGTCTTCCAATCTGTTTCTACGTCGAAGTGTCTTTTGTTTTTTCTTCCTTTAAGCGGTTTAAGTTTTTTAACGCTTCTAATCTGCTTTTTACCGAAATAGACCTTACCACTGACCACGTTTGTAATACGATAAATAAAACCGTAAGGCAGAATATTGTTGTTGAAAGCTTCATTTGTTGTCCAGTGGCCTAAATCCATTTACTTTGACTTATTACAAACCTGGCGGAGTTCTACGGATAACCTTAAATTTGGATTTAAAACCTGGATTATTTTTAGGAGCTTTAAATTTAGATTTTTTCTTCTTTGTTTTTTCCGGAGCACCAAATAGATTGCGAGCATCACCTGGTGCATATATTTTATCACTACTTTGACCTATAGGTACACCAGCAGCTGCACTTGTGCTTCCGATTCCTGCAGCTGCAGTAGTACCTGCTGCCGCTCCCATATCTTCTAAGATTTTCTGTATTTTTTTATCAAATTTTTTCACTGTTGATTATATTAAAGATTATATTATACTTATGTTGTTTATTATGGACTTACCCGATTTAGATACACTATTTATTAACTACCAAACTGAAATTATACAAGATATACAGGTAGATGAATTGTCTCTTAAAGACAAAGCAATGTTAGTGCCCACTATCAAACATAAATGGGTAGCACGCATGATGCAACATAAAGCTCAATTGCGTAAGCTTCAAGCTAAGAAAAAAGATCTTATTAAGAATACTGCTAATGCGAGTCCTGTTTCAATGAGTAAGACTGCATTAGAACAATTATCTCAAAATAATCCTAATATAGTGCAATTGACTGAGTATATTGAAAAGTTAGAAGGTATTATTGAGTATCTTGAGAAGGTAGAAAAACTAACCAGCTCGTTAACGTACGATTGTAAAAACGTAATAGATTTACAAAAGCTCGAAACGACCTAATGGTAGTAGAACTTCAATACGACCCTAAACGCAAAGAAGTAAAGATTGTTTCGGAATACCTTAACAATATTAAAGAACGTTTTAGTGTTAAAAACCCGGGGGCACGTTTTAATCGATATCAAAGATTTTTACCTCAGCGTATCTACGCTATAACTAATGCCGGTTATTGTGGTATAGGTTTAGTTCCGGAAATTGTAGATTACCTTAACTCTCAAACTATACCATTTGAAATTAAAGTTAATAAAGAATACAATGATGTTTTACTTCAAACTCATATTCTCAATGACGGAACACATAAAACTTTAGACAGTGAATTTAAACTTAGAGATTACCAGGAGACAGCTGTTAATAAAGCATTAGAAAGTGGTTATGGTGTTGTAGAGTTAGCTACTGGTGGTGGTAAAACATTAATTATCGCTAATTTAGTATATGCTGCATTACACAGTATCAAACTTACTGAAAAAGTATTAATTGTAGTGCCAGATTTAGGTTTAGTGGCACAAACTTATAAAGACTTTATTTCATACAACTTTCCTATGGAGATAGTGAGTAAGTGGACAGGAGATACTGAGTTAGACTCTAATGCCCGTGTTATTATAGCTAATATGGGTATTTTACAAAGTAAGTCGTCGGATATTTCTTGGTTTAACAAAGTAGGTTTGTTAGTTGTAGATGAGTGTCATAAGCTACGTAGAGGTAATAAGGTATGTAAACTTATTGATAAAATACCCACACTAAGACGTATTGGTTTTACAGGTACATTACCAGAAAATGATATCGATAAATGGAATATTAATAATTTTATCGGGCCGGTTATATTTAAAAAAACTACAACCGAACTAAGAGAAGCAGCTGGTGGAGAGTATATTGCTAATGCTCAAGCTTTAGCCTTACATATTGAGTATGCAATGAAGCCAGATTATACTGCAGTAGCGGCAGCTCAAAGATACTTAACTGAGTTAGATTTTATACACATAAACAAATTTCGTAACGAGGTTATTAAGAACATTATTGGTAAACTAAATAATAACAGCCTTATACTTGTGGACCATATTGCACACGGTGAAAATTTGTATAATACTTTATCAACCTTAACCGGTAAACAAGTGTACTTTATACAAGGTAGTGTTGAAGTTGAGGACCGTAAAAAGGTGCAAGAACTAATGGAACAGCATAACAATGTTGTATGTGTTGCTATAAGCAAAATTTTTTCTACTGGAATTTCTATAAAAAACATTCATTATATAGTGTTTGCTGCAGGCGGTAAGTCCAAGATCAAAACTTTACAGTCTATTGGTCGTGGTTTACGTGTACATGAAAATAAGGACATTCTTACTATCATTGACATTGTAGATGAGCTTATCTATGGTGGTAAACACTATGACAAACGAAAAGAATTTTATGCCCTTGAACAAATCAAAATTACCGAAAAAACAATTACCGAAAGCTAAAGCACCACCTAAGCCTAAAAAGCCATTAAGTGAGTCTGCTAAAGCTAAAAAAGTATATTATGTGAGCCCAGCTGATTTTACAGCTGAGTTACGCAAATACTATGAAACCAATATCATTACCGATGATTTAGCAATGATGATTAAAAACATTGCTTATGGGCTTGCACATGCTTCAAACTTTATCAATTATACCTTTAAAGAAGACGCTATTGGTGATTCTTTAATTAATATGTTCAATGCATTAAAAGATAAGAAATATAATTTTGATAAAGGTAGTAATCCATTCTCTTATTTTAATTCAATTTCGTTTAATTGCTGGCGTTCTCGTATTAAAAAAGAAAAACGCATGAGAGACACATTAGCGGCATATCAAGAAGAAGTGTATAGTATTATCGGGCCTCAGGTAGGTGTTGATGATCCGGTTAATCCCGCTAAACGTAATAATAATAATGACAATAACTAATTTAAGAATCGGTATATTTTCTGATCCGCACTACGGTGTTCACCGTAATAGTGAAACATGGCACAAGATTGCTTTGGAGCACGCTAAGTGGGCTGCTGAGCAGTTTAAACAACAAGGCATAAAAGATATACTAATACCTGGAGACATATTTCATGATCGTAATGACATTGCTGTTAACACTCTTCACGTGGTTACTGACATTTTTGATGTATTGCGTGATTTTAACATCATTGTTACCGTGGGTAATCACGATGCTTACTACCGTGATAATTCTTCAGTTAATTCCGTATCCATACTTCGTGGCTGGAGTAATATTACTGTTATTGATAAGCTTACGGTCGAAACGCTCCAAGGAAAGAAAATAGCATTCTGTCCATGGGGTCAAGATATTAACGAAGTACCTAAATGTGATCTAATTGTAGGTCATTTTGAAGTTAATAGCTTTAAAATGAACTCTTATAAAGTATGTACTAACGGGCTTAAGACTTCTGATTTAACTGATAGAGCACCTTTAACTATTACAGGTCACTTTCACCATAGAGAAGAACGCAAATACAAAGATGGTACTATTCTTTATGTTGGGTGCCCGTATCAACAGGATTGGGGTGATTATGGTACTACTAAAGGTTTATACATTTTAGATTTAAAAGACTTAAGTTACGAGTTTATTGTTAATAACATATCACCACGCTATAACAAGATTAAATACTCTGAAATAGCTAATGGTGTATATACAGCTGAATCTTTAAAAGGCTTTATACGTAACAATATAGTAAAATTTTACATAGATAAACAACTTACACCTGAAGTAGTAGATAATATTGTTAGAAAGATTGCTTCAATTAAACCTGTCGAGCTTACTTTAGAATACGATTATTCAGAACTATCTAAGCTTAATGTAGAAGAAGCTAATACCAAGGATTTTAGTATTAGTGTTGAAAACTCTATATCAGAATTCATTGATTTATTAGATGTTAATCATAAGGATAAGGTAAAGAGTTACGTAACAGATTTATACCATAGAGCATTAACAATAACATGAAAATAGGAGCAGCAGTAATAGCATGTGATAGATTGGAATACACTAAACAGTGTGTTGCAAGTATACTTGCGAATAAAGGCCCGTTAACTGATATTATTTTAATTAATGATGGTATTAAAATACCAGATGGTGCATTACCTGATGGTATTGAAATAATGAACAATAGACCGCCATATCAATCAGTTGGGAGAGCTAAAAATAGAGCTATGCAGGTGTTAGTCAATAGAGAATGTGAACATATATTTCTTGTTGAAAATGATATTTTAATTCAAACACCTGATGTTTGGCAAAAATATATAGATACTGCTAATGGTACAGGTATACGTCATTTAAATTTCGGTTATCATGGACCAGCCAACAGAACACCAGATTATAGTAAACCAAATCCGAGGTATATTGTAGAATACCCAAATAATATAAAAGTTGCACTTAATTTTCATTGTGTTGGAGCGTTTTCGTATTTTCATCGTCAATTTATGACAGATGTTGGTTATCATGATACATTTTTTCAAAATGCATGGGAACACGTAGAGCTGTGTCAAAGAGCAATTAAGAAAAACTATTTGCCTGCATTTTGGTGGTTTCCAGATGTAGAAGGTAGTGATGAATTACTTAAAGAAATACCAGGCTCTATACAAAACAGTTCTATTACACATACCGAAAAATGGACTGAAAATATGTATAAAGGTGCTGATCATTACAGAAAGATACACGGTGTATCAGCTGTAGAAAACCCTGATACCGGTCTTTCTGTAGTACTACAACGCTTAAAAGAAATTTATAAATGCAAGTAACACATTTAGGTATAACTAACGTAAAACGTAGTGGTTATGGGTTTGGTAATCAATTATTTTTAATTGCAAGTACGATAGGTATTGCTATCAGCAATAATTTAAAGTATGGTTTTGCAGAATGGAGTAATAATCGTTACTTTAACGAGCAGTTACCGGGTTTAGCGCCAGGAACAGGTAATATTGTAAAAGAACAGAGCTTTGATTATAACCCGGTAGTGTTGCCAAAAAATACATTTACATACCTTGAAGGTTATTTTCAAAGTGAAAAATACTTCAGTTCTCCTGAAGCAAAAAACACAATACGCAATTTCTTTACATTTAAAAATGAGTATATACAACCAATAAAAGACTCTTTAAATGGTATAACCAATACATGCTCTATACATGTACGTCGCGGAGACTATTTAAAATACCCTGATATACATGTACAGCAACCTGAAACCTATTGGTATAACGCTCAACTTAAAGTTGAAAGCTTAACCACTGTTAACACTTATATAGTAATGTCTGATGACATAAATTGGTGTAAAGAAAATAAACAACTGTTTACTAAAACAGGTAAAAAGGTATTATTTATGCAAGGTAGAAACGACATGGATGATTTTGTTATGATGTCTTTGTGTAGCAACAATATAATAACTAATTCCTCCTTTTCATGGTGGGCAGCTTGGTTAAACACAAATAGAGATAAAGTTGTTGTTATGCCCAAACAGTGGTTTGGTATTAACGGGCCATCAGATGGTAAAGATTTGCAAGCAGAGGGGTGGATAAAAGTATGAAAAAAGAATTATACATAAAAGACTCTAATTTCGGTCACTGCGCGTTTAGTAATAATCCAACACCACCAGTAAGCATTTCTGAACATATAATATGGAACCGCAGCGACGCTCCACATGGAACTGATGTGGTGTGTACTGATTACCAATTAGATAAAGGCAATATTGCATGGTTATTAGAACCTTATGAAATTAACCCACAGCCATATGAGTATGTCAAAGCTAATTCAGCTTTTTATAAAGAAATATGGACACACGATAAAGAGTTTTTGTCTTTACCAAACGCTAAATGGTATCCGGTTGGAGGGTGTTGGTTAGAAGTACCTGAAAGAAAAATATATGAAAAGAGCAAAATGTTCTCTATTATAGCTTCGAACAAAAACCAACTGCCCGGTCACAAATTAAGACATCAAATAATACAAGCCGCTGGTAATAAGGTGGATGCTTTCGGTCCTTCCTATATTCAGTTTAAGAAAAACCCCATGCATAAAATAGAAGGATTAGCGGATTACCGATATCATTTTGCAATTGAAAACTGTAAGAGAGATTTTTATTTTACAGAAAAGCTTATTGATACCTTGATGTCTGGTACAATTCCTATATACTGGGGGTGTCCTTCTATTGATAAATTCTTTAATACTGATGGTTTTATTATCTTTAATGACTTGTATGATTTAAAAGAGAAGCTTAAAAATTGTACAGTAGAATTATACGATAGTAAGAAAGCAGCTATTGAAGAAAACTTTAAATTAGCACAAAACTATATTTTATCAGAAGATTGGATATATAACAATATATTACAAAATGAAAAGACAATTTGATACAGGTGCACAAAGAGACACTGATGTTGGCAAACCAAGAGTTAGCCTGGTGCCTCATGAAGAATTAATGAGAGTGGCAAGCCACTTTGTTGTAGGCGGGCAGAAGTACGGTTTCAATAACTGGAAGAAAGGTATGAATACGTCAGTATATTATGACAGTGCACAGCGTCATTTAATGAAATACTGGCAAGGAGAAGACAGTGAGGATCATGCTGCAGCTGCTGTGTGGAATATTATGTGTATGATGTGGACGGAAAAAAATAAACCAGAATTAGACGATAGAAAAGAATACCAATGAAAATTGATTTAAAAAACCTAACATTCACAATACCTGTCAGAATTGATAGTGATGATAGAGCATTCAATCTCAACTATGTTATCGAGTATTTGTTACACAATTTTGATACTAATATAATTGTGTATGAAAACGGACCTAAACCTATATTTAAAAATAAATACAGTATTACACATGTTTATGAACAAAATGACGGTGTGTTTCACCGTACTCGTTATCTTAACAATATGGCTAAGCAAGCCACAACTGATTTTATAGCTAATTATGATTGTGATGTAATATTTCCTGTAAAACAAATTGTAAAAGCATATAATTTATTAAAAAGCAATAACTTAGACTGTGTATATCCTTATAGTGGTTATTTTGTTAACATTAAACGTGATGTTTTAAAGGAAATTGTAAACTTAGACCCGGCTAACTTAAACCCTGATACATATCAAAATTTCGGTAAAAATTCCTTTGGTGGTGCTGTATTTTGGTACAAAAAAGCCTTTATAGAGGGTGGAATGGAAAATGAAAATTGTGTATCTTGGGGCTGTGAAGACTGGGAACGGTTAAAGCGTTTTGAAATACTTGGTTACCGTATTGCAAGAGTAAATGGTCCTTTATATCATATTGATCATGTAAGATCTCAAGATAGCAGTGAAGCTAACCCATATTATAATAATAATAGAAAAGAATTCGATAAAGTATTAAATGCTAAAAAAGAAGACTTACTAAGATACGTCAGCACATGGCCTTGGGCTAAATTATAATGAAAAAAGTATACATTACTTTTGGTGGTAATATCTATGATGACACCACTCGTATAATAGTTCAAGACGGTATTAAATTCGGTGCTGATGAAGTTAAAGTGTACGATGATGTATGGTTAATGAAACAACCATTCTTTGAACAAAATAAATGGCTTTGGGAACACCCGCATAAAAGAGGTTTTGGATGGTATTGCTGGAAACCATTTATAATATATCATGCTTTACAAAACCTACAAGACGGTGATATAGTGCTATTTACAGATGCTGATTGTTACCCTGTTAGTGATTTAAATGTATTGTTTAATCAATGCGATAAAGACGGTGGTGTAATGCTATTTGCGGCTAACGGACAAACACACTCTTATTGGTGCAAGAAAGATTGTTACATTGTGATGGGACAAAACGACCCTAAATATTACAACGTACAGGCTGGTGTTGCACGGTTTATGTTATTTCAAAAAGGTAAATGGAAAGCTACACAGTTTTTAATGGAATGGTTAACATATTGTGTCAACCCATTAGCTACAACGTTTGATAAAAGTATTCTTGCTGCAGAAGCTCCGGAATTTATTGAACATAGAACTGAACAAGCAATAATGACCAGTCTTGCACATAAGTACGGTTTAAAGCTCTATAGAGAAGCTTGTGAAGCTGGTAACAAGTACAGTTTTGATAAAGAACTATATAGTCAATTATTTACACAGTTTAACCCTACTGATTTGTTTGGTGGTGAAAAAGTTACACTTAGACCGGTAGGTTCTAAGTTTGCAAACGTTAAATAAGTTTACAGTAGAAAAAAGATAGTTCTATATTATACTATTAGGTAATGCGTTATGTTTATTTCAAACATTTAAAAATTACTAATTTCCTGTCTGTAGGTAAAAGACCGGTAGTTGTAGATTTTAAGCCTGGACTAAATATTATTACAGGTAAAAATTATGATAAAGCTGATAGAGCGAATGGCGTTGGAAAGTCCACTATTGCTGACGCAGTGCATTTTGCTCTGTACGGTAGCACTATACGCGATCTTAAAAAAGAAAACATAGTAAACGATCAAGCACCGGATCAGTTGTGTGAAGTCGAGCTTGAATTTACTTATCAGCAAGATGGTATTAATAATGAATGTCGAGTGCTAAGAACACTTAACCCCACTAAATGTTTCTTCTTTATTAATGGTGAAGACGTTACCAGATCTGGTGTACCGCAAACTACAGAGTTGATAGTCGACACTATTAAAACCTCTTCTGAAATATTTCAGAACAGTGTTGTTATGACAATTAATACCACTGTACCTTTCATGGCACAGAAGAAGATCGAGAAACGCAAGTTTATTGAAGGCATACTTGGTTTAGAAGTGTTTAGTAATATGTTAAGTTTTGCACGCTTTGATTATAATGAAGCAAAACGCTTACTTGATATTGAAAGTACAAAAGTAGAAGAAACTAACAGATCTTTAGCAGACGCGATTAAACAAAAAGAAACTTATGAAGACACTAAAAAGAAAAGACTTGAAGTTCTATTAACACGTCAGTCTAACAATGCTAAGGAACTGGCAGGTATAGATGAAAAGCTTAACAGTTTAGAGTCAGTAGATACAGTAGCAGAAAAGCAAATACAAGATAAGCTATCTACATTAAAAACAGCTGAAACAGCATGCGACCGTAAAATAGCTACTATAAACAAGCTTATTACTGAAGCGGAAACACATATCAAACTTAATAATGATCGTATTAAAAAGCTAAAGAAGGTAGATAGTAAATGCCCTCATTGCGGTAAAGACTTAGCTGAAGCTGTAAACACTCAATATGAAAAAGATAAAGCGGAGTGTCAGACTGAAATACAAAAGTACACAGAGGTTATTGATACACAAAAGCCGCTTTTAGTAGAAGCACAAGAGCAATTAGATAAAGTTGAAAAGGCTATAGTAACAATTCAGAAGAAAATAAACGACTTTAATATTCGTAAGAAAGAAGTAGAAAACATTAATAATCGTGTTAAGCAACTCAATGAGTGGCAATCTTCATTAGTCGTAGATATAGATCAGCTCAACAAAGACTCTAATAACTATCAAGATATTATAGATGCTATTGTTACAAGGCAAAACGAGACTAAAAAACAAATTAGCTCTTTACAAGAAAGAATAGATATAGTTGAGTCTGCTAAGTTTATTGTGGACGAAGAAGGAGTGAAGTCGTATATTGTTAAAAAGATACTACAAGTATTAAACATGCGTTTAGCACAATATTTGCGTAGACTTGAAAGCAATAGTATCGTTACATTTAACGAGTTTTTTGAAGAGACTATTACCAACGAGCGTGGAAGTCAGTGTAGCTATTTTAACTTTTCCGGTGCAGAGCGTAAAGCTATCGATCTTGCAATGTTATTTACGTTTCAAGATATCCGTAGAGCACAGGCTGATGTTTGGCTTAACTTGAGTATGTTTGATGAATTATTTGATTCATCATTGGATGAAAAAGGTATTGAGTTAGTACTTGATATTCTTAAAGAAAGGGTAGATAATTACAATGAATCAATTTATATTATTTCTCACCGTAAAGAGAGTAAAAAATACTGTATCGGTGGTGAAATCGTATATCTTGAAAAGAAAAACGGCATAACAACAAGAACAACAACTTATGATATTTCCTAATAACGGCTTAGTAATCGGTGCACCGCAAATGCCTCTTGGGGCACCTGCTTTTGGTAGCCCGGTGGTTGATACACCACTTCCAGTAATGGAGACACCAGGTGGTATGAAACGTGCAGTGAGTTTTGCTGCAGACCATCAAGGTTGTGGTTTCTGGCGTATGCATTGGCCTGAATCAGTTATTAATGCACATCAATTAGGTATTATTAATAACAATAACTTTATGATTTTACAGGAGAACTTCTATCAAGGTATTTCTTCTGTAAGAATACAAAGACAAGTTACCCCCACTCAATTACAATTTGTAAAGTTCTTAAAGAGTATTTCAGAAAAAACTAATAATTTTAAGATATATTATGAAATTGACGATGTAATATTTCCTGAAGATATTCCTTTATATAATAAGGCTCGTGAAGCATTTGTTGATCCAAGTATTGGTAAAACCGCTATCGAGATAATGCAGCTATGTGATGGCATTACTGCTCCAACTGAGTATATGGCTAAGTATTATCAGGAGAAGTCAGGTGTACCTGGTATTGTATTGCCTAACTATATGCCGAAGTTCTGGATGGATAGGTTTTATAACAAGACTAAGATATCAGAAAATTACGAAACCAACAAGCGCCGACCACGTATTGGTTATATCGGTAGCCCTACACATTTTAATGTTGCAGGGGTGCCTGGAATTAAAGACGATTTCGGTGATATATTGGATGTCATTAAGAAAACAGTCAAGCAGTTTAAATGGGTATTAATGGGCGGTTGCCCACAAGAGCTTGCAGACTATGTACGTAGTGGTGATATAGAGTATATTGGTTGGACGAAACTCTGGGATTATCCCTATGCATTCAATGCTTTAAACGTTAATATGGTAATAGCTCCATTACAGAATAATAGGTTTAATTTAGCTAAAGCCAATATTAAACACATTGAAGCTGGTGCATTAGGTATACCTTGTGTTTGTCAAAACTTAGAACCATATAAAAACGCTCCATTGAGATTTGATACAGCAGATGAAATGGTAAGTGTTATCAAGAAAACATTAAGTGATCGCCGTACATATCTAACCGAATCGGATATTGCTCGTAAAAATGCTACAAAATATTGGTTAGAAGACCATATAGATGAGTATTGCAAAGTATATTTCTCTTGATATTTTTGTGGAAGGTCACATAATAATGACCTGTGTATCGTAACATTTATTACAGTCAACGAGATAGTATGTGTCATCTCTTTACGTGGGATGAGAATGGTAAGCGTGTAATCAAAAAAACACCTTATCAGCCTTATTTTTATGTAGAGACAAATGCTGAAACAGCTGATGCTTTATCTATCTTTAATACTAAGTTAAAGAAAAAAGTATTTAAGAGTAACTTTGATCGTAATAAAGCTGCACAAGACGGCGCCATTAAACGTCTATATCACAATATTCAGGTAGAGCAACAATTTCTTATTGAGCAGTTTAAAGACGAATACGAAAAACCTGAGTTTTCTGCTAACCCATTAAAGGTTTGCTTTCTTGATATCGAAGTTTATTCACCGGATGAGTTCCCTGAAGCTAAGGATGCAAAGCATCCTATCAATCTGTTAACTATATATGATAACCTTTCTGAACACTTTTATACCTGGGGTTGTAAGCCTTATACTCCGACTCGTGATAACGTTACATACACTCAATGCACAAGTGAATATAACCTTTTAGAAAAGTTTTTAGAGTTCTGGGAAAGCGGTTATTACCCTGATATACTATCAGGGTGGAATACAGACTTTTTCGACTTCCCTTATTTAATTAACCGTATTAATAACTTATTAGGAGAAGACGCAGCTAAGAGGTTATCCCCAGTAAAAAGTCTTTGGTGTCGTAAAGGTATCTTTGTTAAAGGTCAAGAGTTAGATCGTTGGTATATTCATGGTATATCTGCAATGGATTATCTCGAAGTGTACAGAGGTTTTGCTCGCGGTTTGTTAGAGTCGTATGCACTAAACTTTGTGGCACAACACGAATTAGGTGAAGGTAAATTAGCTATCAACGCTACCAACTTAGCTTCTCTATCTGAAAACGACTGGAATAACTTTGTAGATTATAATATTCAAGACGTTGACCTGTTAGTACGAATGGAAAAGAAACTGCAATTCTTTAAGATTATTCGTATGTTAGCTTACAAAGGACTAACCTCGTTTGAAGCAGCTTTAGGTAAAGTTTCTATTGTTACCGGGTGCGTTGCACTACAAGCATATAAACACGGTATGGTTATACCAACATTCGTTGAAGGACCTCTACGCGAGGAAATTCAGGGTGGTTTCGTAAGAGAACCAGAAAGAGGCCTACAAAAGTCTATAGTAAGTTATGACGCTAACTCACTATACCCTAATACCATTATTACCTTGAATATATCCCCGGAGACTAAGTTCGGTAAAATAGTTAGTAAGAGTGATACTGAAGTGGTTATTCGTTACGGTAATAACAAAGAGCAGCCACTATCGCATGAAAAGTTTATACAGTTTATGCAGGTTGAAAAACTTGCTCTATCTAAAGCAAATGTACTATACACGCAAAAGAAAAAAGGTGTGGTGCCTGCATTAATTGATGGGCTGTATAAAGAGCGTGTAACCAATAAAAATCAGTACGTCGAATTTAAAAAGAAACTAAGTAAGTTAACTACAGATACAGATGAGTACAAAACGTGTAAGTTTAATATGGAACGAGCTGACACCATTCAGCACGTTATCAAAATTCTTCTTAACTCCATTTACGGTGTTTTTGCTAATAAGTTTAGCCCTATTTGCGATAGTGATCACGCCGGTAGCATTACTCTTACTGGTCAGTCAGTGGTTAAGCAAGCAAGTGATATCATTGATCAATACGCTAAGGAAAGGTTTGGCTACACTGGTAAATCGTTAACTATATATAACGATACGGATAGTACTCACGTTACTATTCAACCTTTATTAGATCAAATGAAGTTAAACATATTAACTGAAAACAAGGTTAATAAAGAAGGTTTAAAGTTCATTGATGACGAATTAGGTGTATATCTTAACGAACATATTAAACAATGGGCTAAAGATAAACTCAACTCAATAGACCCACGCTATTTCTTCAAACGTGAATCTATCTGTGATGTAGGAGTATACCTTGAAAAGAAACGCTACATTATACATGTATTAAATGACGAAGGTGCAGATGTTAGTAAGTTTAAATATGTTGGTGTTGAAATTGCACGTTCTACTACCCCTAAGAAAGCTAAAGAACTAATTAAAAAGGTTATTGAGAATAGCTTATTAGTACAAGATCAAAATAAAGCAAACACTATTTATAGAGACGTTTATGATGGGTTTAAATCATTATCTATTGACGATGTAGCTATTAGAGGTGGTTTAAGTGATTTAGAAAAACATGAAGTACGTTCAGAAGGGTTTAAAATAGCTAAAGGTACACCTAATCATGTCAAAGGAGCTATTTGGTATAACATGCTATTAAAACATAGAGGGTTAGAAACAAAGTACGAACGCATTACTTCAGGTGGTAAGGTAAAGAAGATTTATATTGCGCCTAACAGGTATAATATTGATACTCTTTGCTACCCTGTTAGTTTTCCACCAGAATTAAACGATTTTCAAGTTGATTATGAAGAAATGTTCGATACAATTATAGTACCTCCAGTAAAAGCAGTTTATGAAGCTCTTAACTGGCAGTTACCACAAGTAAACAATCAAGCACAAACAGACTTATTTGACCTATTCACATGATTAAAATATCTCACGAATCTCCTTTAAGTATGCTCGAGATCTCTCGTACATACAACGATTACTGCTACGCTTTAGTGCACCTCTTCGAAACTCACCCAGAATATTACAAGTTCTTTGAAGATAGTGTTAAAATGGGTAGACATGTCTTATTAGATAATTCTATCTTTGAATTAGGTGAATCTTTTAATCCTAAACGCTATGCTTATTGGATTCAAAGACTTAACCCTACAGAGTATATCATACCAGACGTATTGGAGGATTGTAATGGTACAATTGAGTCTGCTAAGAAATGCTTATGGAGAGAATGGGACTTTGTTAACGATTCTAAAACTATCGGCGTGGTACAAGGTAAAACTTATGCTGAATTAGTTAAATGTTATGTAACTTTAGATCAAGAAATTGATGTAGATAAGTTAGCTATTTCATTTGACTATTCTTATTATCTCAAACTATTTCCGCACCCTAACAAATGGGTATCTTATATGATGGGTAGAGTAATGACTCTTAATCAATTAATGAATGATGGTATTATTAATAAAGATAAAACTCATCATTTATTAGGCTGTGCACACCCAAGAGAATTTAGTTTTTATCAAGGACCTGAATATAATTGGATCGAGACGTTAGATACATCATCACCTATTGTTCACGGTATTAAAAGAGTAAGATACTCTAATGCTATTGGTAACTGGAAAAAGGAGTCTACTAAGCTTGTAGATCTTTTAGATGTAATACCGGATGCAATGCAAGAAAAAATCATTGCAAATAATTTAATTGAGTTTAGAAACTACGTTAATGGATGACAACGTTAGAAGCTATAACTAATTCCGTCCATGCTAATTATCCCCACCTCCTGGCAAATAATATTTCTATTAGGGATTATTGTTTTTGGGATTGTATTCGTAATTGTGAAATCCCTGTAAGAGAGTTAACCGAAGTTAAACCTTACCTAATAAAACACGGTATTATTGACTTTACACTTGTAATTTTCTTTAGTGATAATACAATAGGTTATCGCTTAAAAATATGAAACGTACCCTAATATGGAAAACCTTTTTCTCTCAGAGCGGATCTGAGATATACGAGATATCTAAAAATATTGGTAGGTTTCCGGATGCAATCATAACTAATAAAAGCTTTGAAGAGATGGATAAAATTAATCCTGATCTCTTAGAAAAGTGTTTTGATCGTTTTATTTTCTTACCTAAGAAACCAACAGTAGAAGAATATAGAGAAGCTATAAGGAACGCTGATATAATTACCCTTCACGGCTATCTTCGTATATTACCGCCACAGATCTGCGGTAGGTTCAAGATATACAACGGACATCCAGGTCTTATAACTAAGTTTCCTGAACTAAAAGGTAAAGACCCACAAGCTAAAGTATGGTATAAACATTTTGAAAAACCTTATAAACTACACGGGCACGTTATTCACGAAGTTATACCAGAAGTAGATGCTGGTAGAGTGATATCCGAAAAAGAGTTCTTTAGTAACAATATCTATAACGAGTTTAACAGTTTAAACGAATATATTGGTAGACTACATAAATTAGCAATCGAAAATTGGGTTGGCTTTATGCGCAAAAGCCTATTAAATAAATAACTTATGAGATCAAATTATAAAGCTGCAATCTGTGGTGCTCATTCACAAGGCAAAACTACTTTGGTTAAAGCTCTAAAAGAGAATGCTAATCTTACAAGTGATTATCATTTTAGTTTTAGAACTAATTTAACAAGAGGTTTAAAAGATCTTAATGTACCTATTAATGAAGGTGGTACCTCTTTAACTCAATATCTGGTAATGTCTCGTCATTTAGAGTATGGTTTAACTCCAGGTAACTGGATCTTAGATAGAGGTGCTTTAGATGGGATTGCATATACAACTTATTTTTATGAAAAAGGACAAGTACATAAAGATGTTTATCAAGCTGCTTTAGTTGTATACGAAGAAATGTTAAGGACTTATGATAAGATTTTTTATGTTGTACCTGAACTTAGTATCAAAGAAGACGGAGAAAGAAGTACAGGTAAAGAGTTTTTTGATGGTGTTGTAAATCAATTTGATTTTTATCTTAAACATCATTCAATGCCTGCTGATAAACTTGTTTATGTAATGGGATCATTAGAAGACAGAACTAAAATTGTAATTGATAATATAAAGAAAGATTTTACCAATGAGTTATAATACTAATAATATTGACAAAGTACTTGGTCAGAGAGTTGATTCTCCTACCACCTACACGCCTGAGATTTTAGTGCGTGAAGAACGCCAACGTAATCGTACCTATTTAGGTTTACAGAACGATTCTTTACCATTCGTAGGTTACGATATTTGGAACGGTTATGAATGTAGTGCATTAACAGATAATGGTTTACCAGTTACATGCGTAGCTAAGGTAATTTATTCTGCTACTAATGATTTCATTGTTGAATCTAAATCAATGAAGCTTTACTGGAACTCATTTAACATGCAAAAGATGGGTAAGAATACTAAAGAAGTACTTAAGAACATTAAGCAAACAGCTTCTAAGGACTTATCTCTATTATTAGAAACTGATGTTAAAGTAGAGCTATTTCCACAAATTATAGATATTACTACTGAAGAAGCGCGTAATGTTTGGCTCGGAGATTATAATCCGCAGTCATGGTTAGCTCTCGAAAAGATTAAAAGTGCTGAAAAGGTTAAATTTACAGTGTTTAACGAGAATGCTGATCTTTTAGTTGCAAACGACGCTGAAGTGTCTAAACCTCATTTCTATATGAGTACTTTATTACGTTCTAACTGTAAGATTACTAAGCAGCCAGATTCTGGTGATATCTTTATTTATTATAAAGGTGATAAAGAAGTAACAGAACAATCCTTATTAGAGTGGATCGTATCATTCCGTAATGAATGTCATTTCCATGAAGAAATATGTGAAGCTGCTTATAAACGTTTATGGGACTTGTTACAACCAGAAGAGCTTATGGTGACTTGTTTCTATGCTCGTCGTGGTGGTTGGGATATTGTTCCTACTCGCGCATCAAATAAAAAATTACTTGATCAAAATCTTATCAACATAAAGTTCCCGTACTTTAAATTTCCTCGTCAATAAACTTGATTATAATAAAAACTATATTAATATAACTATATGAACCCAGATCAAATCATTGTATTCCTTGATAACATACAACGCACTATTGTTGCTACATACGTAAGCGATGATAAAAATAGTATCGTTGTTAGTAAACCTGCAATCTTGAATGTTACACCTTCTCAAGATAAAAAACTACAAGTACAACTCTATCCTTTAATGTTTAGAGAATTTTTTGCAGATCGTGACGTATTCCCAACCTGGACATACAGTAAATCCCAGATCGTTTTAGCAGGTAATTTAAACCTTGAAGCAAATCTTACAGCACAGTATGTAGAGATGTTTAAGATTACTAAAAACGAACCTGCTCCAACTATTAAGCTATTTGACGCAGACGATAATAGCTAATACAAAATATGGCACGTAAACAAACAACTGCGGAGTCTAAGACTACTGAAACTAAGGCTTCGTCATTAAAAGACATTTTTGAGGCGGTCGATGCATTGAATACAGATGCATCGATGCTCTCTGAAGATAATTCTTTATCTATTGTAGGTGACTGGATTGATACCGGCTCTTATGCACTTAATGCTATCTTTTCTGGATCTCTTTACAAGGGTATTCCTGTTGGTAGGGTTACTGGTTTTTCCGGTCCTTCCGGAGCGGGTAAGACGCTTATTGTTAATAAGATCATTGCGAACGCTCAAAAGAAAGGCTACTTTGCTGCAGTATGGGATACAGAAGCAGCAGTAGATAGGCAATCTGCTGAAGGCGTTGGTGTTGATCCTAAGCGCTTAAAGTACTATCCAGTAGAAACAGTAGAAGATTGTCGTAACCAAATCGCTACATTCTTAGACAAGATTATTGCAGCTAATGACCCTAACTTAAAGGTTATTATTGCTATTGATAGTCTCGGTAACTTAGCAAGTGCTAAAGAGCTTCGTGACGTTACAGAAGGTAAGGATGCAGCAGATATGGGTACTAAGGCTAAAGCAATGAAGTCTATGATGCGTGCTTTAACCTTTAAGGCAGCTAAAGCTCGTGTGCCTATTCTGTTTACTAATCACATTTATGACAACCCTACTTCACTCTATCCTGAATTGGTTAAGCGCCAATCCGGTGGCTCTGGCCCTATTTATCTTGCTTCTTTGTTGGTTCAGCTTGCGACTCGAAACGAAAAGATTGACAAAAACGAAGGAGAAGAAGCAATAGCAGTAGCTCACAACGTAAGCGGTGTTACTCTGTCAGCAATGACAGTAAAGAACCGTTTTGCACCTCCTTTCTTAAAAGCTGAGCTTTATAACAACTTCCGTACCGGGTTAAGTCGTTATGCAGGTTTAGCTGACATGGCTATTGCGTTTGGAGTAATTCAGCAAACTGGTTCTACGTTTCAGTTCAATGGAGAAAAGATCGGTTATAGAAAGACTTGGGAAAATGACACTGAGTTTTGGGATACTAAAGTTATACCTCTATTAGAAGAGACCTTAAAAGAAAAGGTTCGATATGGTGGGGCTCTCGATCAGATACCTGATTCAGAGCCGGTAGAAAAAACTGAATCATCAGAATAAACAAAAAAGCTAAGGGAAACCTTAGCTTTTTTTATTTTATATATTATAATAATAAAGTGAAGAATAAACTTCAAGTAAACGCAGAATATTTTGAAAACATTGTTGCACATCAATGTTTATTTAACTCTTACTATGTATCTTTAGTATTAGACCATTTATCACCGGAGAACTTTAAAAACGCTGGTAATAAACTTGTAGTGAGTATTGTCAAAGACTTTTACAATAAGCGTAAAGCACTACCTACTATTACCGAGATTAAAACCTATCTCAGTAAAGAAGAAGATCTAAAACTATTTAAAGATACAGTTACTACCTACAAGCAATATGATACCACTCTTAATATGGATGAGCTTATTGCTAATACTGAGACGTTTTTTAAAGAAAAGAACGTTTATAATACGGTACTGAAGATAGTAGATGATGTAACGAATGATAAAGCTGATTATGGTAAGTTCTTAAAGATGTTTGAAAAGGCGTGTAATGTAACGCTTATTAACGACATTGGTTTAGATTTTTACGGTCAATATCAAAAAATTATTGATGAGCTTGGTACACCTAATGAAACTATACCTACAGGTTGGAACTTCATCGACGATAAAATTGGTGGTGGTTTAGCTAAAAGAGGTAGAGCTCTTTATCTATTCCTGGGACCAACTAATATTGGTAAATCTATCTTTTTAGGTAATATAGCTTCTAATATGGCAGAACGTGGTTTAACTACCGTTCTTATTTCATTAGAAATGCCTGAAATGATGTATGCTAAACGCATTAGTTCACATCTATCAAAAATACCTATTAAAGATATCCAGCAACAGATAAAACCATTAGAAACATATTTTCAAGAAGTATCAGTACAACGTAAGCAAAAGCTTATCATTAAGGAGTTCCCACCGAAATCCATTACTATAGGTGGTATTAGAGCCTATCTTGAGTCTTTAGTAAAGACCGGGATAAAACCGGATATACTCGTTATAGACTATCTTGGACTGATAAAGGCGAGTAGCGGTGATAACTCTTATGAACAAGGTAAAAATACTGCAGAAGAATTAAGAGCTCTTTCATATTTCTTTAGTATTCCTATAGTAAGTGCAATTCAAACTAACCGTGAAGGTATGGAGAAACCAAGTCTGGATACCGTAAGCGAATCTTTAGGTGTAGCGTTTACAGCAGACGTTGTTTGGTCTATTCATCAAGATGAAGGTGATCAGGATTTAGGCATTATAAAAGTAGGTGGTATTAAAAATCGTGTAGGACCTAAACACGGAGCAACAGCTATGAGAATAGATTATAATACTCTTTCGCTTTCTGAAGAAAAAGACTATATAGGACTTGCCAATAATAACAGCGATTCTGATGTTATGTCAAGCTTGGAAAGAAAGCTTGAAAATATGGCCAAGTAAGTTAAATAAGTCTTATGAGTGCCAAGAACATATACATTTTTACAGACATCGATTTAGATGGCTCCGTGAGTTTATTGGCACTACATTGGGGTCTTAATGCAAATATTGGCGACCTAAAATACAAAGCTACCACAGTCAGTAATTTAAGAAGAGAAATATTACGGTGGTTAGAAGAAGATAATTTCAGTAACTACGATAAAGTTTACTTTTTAGATCTTGATACAAGTAATTGTGCAGATCTTATTGACAAAGCTAATGTAGAGATTATTGACCATCATCTAACGCACGTAAACGCAAAAGATGTTTATAAGAACGCGACTGTTAATGTGGTTGAAGAAACTTCTTGTGCTAAAAAACTATATAAATATCTTAAGACAAGTTACCCTGGTTTTGAAAAGAAACTTTCTACAGAGCAAAAGCTTTTAATTGCGTTAGCGGATGATTACGACAGCTATCAATTTAAAATAAACGAATCTTATAATTTAAATTGCTTATTAACCAACACACAAAAAACCTTAGACAAAACCCGTACTGATAAATTTGTTGAACGTTTTTATAACGGTTTTAGTGGTTTTAATAAACAAGAGCTTAATATCATTAAAGAATATATTAATGGTAGAGATAACACTATAAAGAACTTACAGGTGTTTTCAGGTAACGTGAATATTAGTAAGCAAAATGTTAAGGTTACAGGTACAACCGGTACAAAGTATGTTAATGATATTTGCGACCATTTAATTAAAGAATATGATTCAGATATTGTATTTTTCGTTAATACTAATAACTCACATGTATCTTTTAGAAAGAAAAAAGAATGTAGTATAGATATGTCAAAGCTTGCTATTAAGCTATGCGAAGGTGGTGGTCACGAGTATGCCGCTGGTGGTAAAATTACAGATACATTTATGGAATTTGTTAAACAATTAACCCCAGTGGAGAATCAATAATGTCTGGAGTAATTGGTGCATTAGAATCCGCAGTTTTAGAAAACCCACTTGACTCTTTAATTGAAGAAGAGGTAGAAGCAGAGCTAATTAAGTTTAGCTCGTTTTGTTCCATTATACACAATAAAAAACTTAACAATGTGGCTGTGTTTTCATTGATTGTTAAGAACAAAATATACAAAAAAGTTTACATGCGGATGTTACAGGTTGACAACGAGAAAGAAGCTATTTTAATATTTTTAAAGTATAATTCTAACCTTTGCCGTAGCAAAGTTGTGAGAGAGGTACTACAATCGTAGTACTAATGAACGTTCCGGAAATTTATAATACATATTTAAGCGTTTCGCGTGGCTCTTTAAACAAGCCTTGGAAAGCACGTAAAGACTTTAATGATTTTGACAAAACCCCGGATGGTGTTATTTGTAAGCGTTTGGAATTATTCTTTAAGAAATTTCCTCAAATAGATCCAAGAGACTATTTTAAAGCACCTTATATTGTTTATAAAGATGAAGAGCATTTTCCGCTAAATTTTTACACTACACAAAAAGCTATAGCTATTTATACTACAGTAGAAAAGCAAAAGAAAGAAGAATTACCGGATACGGAAAGTCAAATTGAAGACATTAAAAAGACTTTAAAACATATTGCCGGTACTTGCCTTCGCCAGAAAACTACACTTACTGATTACTGTAGAGCGAAAGAAGGATATACATATAGAATATTTAACGAATATAATAACAAACTTATTAACATTTATGTACTGATTAAGTTGCCTTTCTTTGAAAACCAGCTAAACTCTCTTAACCCTCAAGATAAGTTACTTTACTTGAAAGATGCTGCAAATAACATCCAGAAATACAAGATGCGATTGAACTCATCCATTAGAGCAAAGAAACTTATTGACGAAGGTCTCAAACTAATAACAAATACAACTAATACTATTGATAAAACTAAAAACTAAACTAAAATCACAACACAATTATGAAACCTACGTTTAATTCAAATATGTTCGAAAGCATTAAAAGCGCTCTCGACTCAGCTAAGACAAAAAATACTGGTAGCAGCTTTAAGAATCTATTCTCTATTGCTAAGCCAGGTAATTATGTAGTACGTTTACTACCTAATATTAAAAACCCAGGTGAAACCTTTTTACATTATTATCATCACGGTTGGAATAGTATTGCTACCGGTCAATACGTAAGTGTAACATCTCCTTCTACATGGGGTGAACGTTGCCCGATTAGTGAACTATACTTTAAGGTATTACGCGGTGGTACTCCTGATGAACAAGAAAAGGCTAAAGCAAATCTACGTCGTAAAGAGAACTGGTATGTTAATGTTTATATAGTAAGTGATCCAGTATCACCAGAAAACAACGGTACTGTTAAAGTATTACGTTTCGGTAAACAATTAAACAAGATTATTGAATCTGCTATTAGTGGTGATGATTCAGCTGAACTCGGCGCTAAGATCTTTGAT